TTCATCCCCTGCCTGATCTCTCGCTTTTCCCCACCCTTAGGATTTTCAAAAATATAAAAAGGCATTACTGAATCTCCTCGATCTCTTTTAGGATTGATTGTGTTGTTTTTTCGTAAGTAAATTCTTTTTTCAGCTTAAAACCGTCTTCGTTTACTCTATTGATCTCAACCCTTTTAATTGCTTGCTCGCAAGCATCAATAAATTCATCTGGATCAAAATCATAAATGTTACCCTGATTAAAAGGTTGCCCTTCAGAAAAGAACATCCCATCGTATACGGGGGTTTTGCCATTGGGAGTTACTAATACAGAATTAATTTCATCAGCCCAATCTTTATATGCCGAAGCGTTCAAAACGACAGCATGTTTCCCCATCGCAACAGAGTGAAATTCTGGTAGCCCCCAGCCTTCTGCCCCCGACATGCATAAAATGATATCGCCAGAGTTTAAAAAGTCATTATATAAAGAGTTTTTTGCCATGAACCCAAAGAAATTAACATTGAAAGGTTTTTGCCCTCCCATTATGGAATTTGTAATTTTCTGATTGTCTTCTTGACTAATGAAGCTATTATAGATGGCGCATTGAAGAAAGTATTTTTTATTTTCCCCGAATCTTTTTAGCCATGTTTGGATCGTCTTTTGATGATGCTTTCTCTTCTCAAATTTACCAGCCAAGTTAAATGTTATTCTGTCATCATTGAAATATTTTTTATTTTTTACTTCAAAATTGTAATTATCAAAACCCAATGGGATAACAGTCGTATTGGAAGCTCCATATGTATTAAAGTGCTGTTCTGACTCGGTACTGGAGAAGATTACCCTACTGTTGTTTTTCACTATATTTAATTCAGATTGAGTCGGTTGATCTAGTTCGTAAAATGTATAAAGAAGCTGTTTCTCACTAAAGGACTCCATCGAGCCATTTATATGCCATAGTTTCAAGGTCGGATTACTTCTCTTGTGGTGCTGAAGTGCTTTGGCGACCCCAGAATTTACCCAACTCACAAAATCTTTGTCTTCATTTTGCGTTGACAAATCGACACCATTACCTATGGGGAAAATACAGGGCTCTAGACCTTTCTTGTGAATCTCCCTGAGTATGGCTGTGGAGACTTGGCCAAAGCTCACAGAGTTGAGAGGTAAATTTAATGAAAAATCCATATCTTAGTATACGCAAAAATAGATAAAAAAGCAAAAAAAAATCGGAAGAAATTAATCTTCCGACTAGTGTTTATTTAACGCCTAATTACAAGAGATCGTCGTCACTTGACTGCGTTTCGGCAGCAGCCTTTTCAGGCATTGGACGAGACTCGTACATATTATAATCGGGATGCCTGTCGGTATCTTTATGATTATTCTTAAATACAACCACCTTTTTGATGATTTTCTCGCCGTTGTGTTCGATTTCGACAGTACCAGCGAGGTACTTGGTGTTTGAAGATTGTGCCTGTCTTGACCACAGTGCTCCAACCTTTTTATTTTTTGGTTTATTTTCTTCTTCGCTCATAATAATTGTGAGTTTTTTGTGTTTATTGAGTGAGATCTTCCTTTGCGAGGGTGTCAGTGGCCACTGGGGTCGTAGTCACTTTAGCGTAGGGAGCACTTGTAGTCGTTTCTTGGATTTTCATTAAAGACACCATTACATATCCGGTAAGCACAAAATTAGCTGCTAGAAGCAAGATTGCGATACGCGCATAATTACTGTATACCGTTCCGGTTGGGGTCTGTTTTTTGTTTTTTGGGTTACTCATGTAGGTAAGAGTATAAGTCCTAGGGCTGGAAAAGTCAAATTTTATTTAGGCTATTTTTCCACTATGTATAATTTTTCGCTTCTCAATACTTCCATTTCTTTTACGAAATTTTTAGCATTTTCAAGACCATCTTCATCGAATGGAAATACCCCGTATCTATAGTTTTTGCTCTTAGAGAGTACGACATACATCTTATTTTTCTTTTTTCTTTTTTTCATTTTTGTTGTACTTTTCTATATCTGCCTCTATTTTTTCAATATTATCCATCTCAAAAGCCCCTCTTTTAATTAAATAATTATAATTGTTATAGTTTTGTTCCTTAAGTCTTTTAAAGACGGGCGTATTAACGCTATCATAATTTTCAAAAAAGTCTAGTAAATTGTGAAGTTCGTCCTCCCACCAGTTTATGCTTTTAAGCATAACTCTGTAAGCATATTTTAGCTCTTCTTTTCTATTCACTAGACTTTTCGCTTTCTTCTTTAATTAAAGTTTTTAATACTTTTAAATTAAAGAGATAAAAGGTTTCGTGTCTCACCCCATGCTTTTTAGACTCAGAATAACTGTCATATTCTGCTTTTTCTATCATTTCATCAACAAAACGAAGACTTTCTGTCATGTCCTTTTTCATAAAAGATGGTTTGCGAGTTTCTGTGGGTCTATTTCTATAAAAATTTGTTCTTCAATTAAAGCTATCATTTGATTAAACGAAAACCCCTCGTCTTTCGCCCAATTATACTTCTTCTGATTTATCATGTAAGCCTTTATTCTCGCGTCTCCCAGAGTATCGGCCATTACTGTCGTCATTGCAACTTTTTCTGATGACTGACTGGACACAAGAGCTATAGTGTCATATGCAGTTTCGTTAATTTTAAGCCTAAAACCAAGGCGTATGGCTTTTCCTTTGGCTTTTAGGATATATTTTTTTAGATGTAAATTCACATAATTAATTACACTTAATTAATATAAATTTTTATAAATAGCAAACGTTGTCCCTATTGAATTCGGGTCTATTTTTTTTCTTTCGAGGAGCTCTGAGCAAACACGTATTTCATAAGCTAACTCACGGCTATCATCTTTACAGTAATTGTGGAGAGTTTCAATGTAATTAAGATAGCTGTTAAAGGCTGCCCTCCACGGAAAGCAAGATTCACTTACATTTTCCATGAAACATTTTCTTGCATCCTCTATTTCTTTATTGAATTTTGTCTTTTTGCTCATATTTTTAGACTTCAATGATTTCACAAATTATTGATGTAACTTCGACAAAAGCCTCTTTATAGAGGTATCCCATTATTTTTTCAGCTTCTTCATCGGACACGTCCCCAGCCGGATCAAAGATTTTTACTTTAGTTTTGTAGACCTCTATATCTAAACCATTTAGCTTTAATTTAAATCTGGCTCGTCTTGTTCCCACATATATAATTACACCCTATTTATGTTTCTAAGGTGTAAATAATGTTATGAATCTAATTATCAATTCTTTGCTTATTGATAGTCCTAAAAGTGATAACTTGGCAATTAGATATTTAACTTCTTTTTCTAAGTGTGATTTAAACTTACATAACTTAATAGAGGTAGAGCAAGAACTCAAAGACCCATATTATAAATATATGAAAGAGCTTGGATTAATGGACTATGTAGATTGCTACATAACCCCAGAAGAATATGAATCAGGAATTAGGTTAGATATAGACTTTAATTATACTAACACGATTAAAGCTAACTGCATATCTTTTGGAAACACACAGGTATTAATAAACCAATTAAGGATTTTTACTTAGAATCTTTTGAATCGCCCTTTTTTTTCTTTAGCCACGGCGGAAGCTTTTTGTCGTCTTTGCCTTCTCCTTTTTTGCTGTCTTTCTTGTCGCCCTTCTTATCATCTTCCTTCTTGTCCTTCTTTAGCCACGGAGGAAGTCCCTTTTTAGAAGTTGCGGTCTTGTCTTTCTCATCAAACTTCTCATCTTTTTTAAGATCATGAACCATTACGCTTTTCTTTTCAGAGGGCTTTCCCTTCTTTAACTTTTTGATTTTATCTTCGTCATCTTCAATGGCGTCTTTTTCATGCTCATTTTTTTCTTTTTTAGAATCACGCTTAAGCTCTTTTTCGTCAACTTTATCCCATTGCTTTTTGGTCATTTCTGCTGACTTTGATTCCTCTTTCCATTTAGCGGGAAGAGAGGCTTCACAACCAAGGCTCTTGGCTCTTCGTGTCAATTTATCCTTAAACTCATCAAAGGTCATGCTCCCTGTATACCGACCCCATGCGCTAACTGCGTCCCTAACGTCTTGGCACGACATGACTGGAAAAGACCTCCGCTTCGGGTCCATAAAGTCACTATCTTTTAATTCACTTCTTTTTTTGCCGCCAAAACGCTCTGCCGAGTTAGCTTCGTCAGCAAAAAAATCAATTTCCCAAGAGTAATTTTCTTTGTTGATTTTCATTTTACTTTTAGTTTTTTCATATTAAAAATTACACCTTTTTACTCTAAATCCCCTAATTTTTTTAATTCTTCTAATTTTGCAATTGGTTTTTGAATACCTCCAATTGCAGTATATACTGTTAAATCGGGCTTGTCTCCACTATAAATCCCTCTATGCACTACGCTCCCTTTGCGTAAAATTCTAGAAAATTGATCAAAAGCCCTATCAAGGTTCTGTTGAGGCAGCTCATCTAGTACATTTTTGCCACCGATGATGACGACTCCAGCCGAATGACCGCTGCTTAAGTCCACACCCCCCGAAAGCATATTGTTCTTAAGGTTATCTCTTACAGTTTTGCTTATACTAGAAGGAGTGCTCCAGTCTTTGATATTTGCTGCTCCAAATACAATTAGTCCAGTGTCTAGAATCTGTTTGTAGTCATTAGAATCAAAAGCGGAATAAGAACTATCTTTACAGGCTGTGTGGTTAAATAGGTGAAACAGCCCAGCAATGCTCATATTGGCCGTTTTCCAGAACGGTCCCACGGGCAAACCGGGATAAAGCTTATTAATTTTTTCATTATCTAATATGATAAGCGGAGACACGATCCCCTGCTCAACATAGTCCCAAACTTTAGCTAGTGTTGCATAAGCGTTTGCGTTTACTTTTTTTCCTTCTGAGTGCTTTGGGAGAGCAAGAATAACACCGACTTTATCAGTGGGAGCTTTGATTGCCCTCTGCATTTCTTGAGCGGTTTCTATTAATGGGCAAACTGTTCCAGCCCCTGACCCTCCTCCTGCACCAGCACAAATAAAAATTCTATCTATCGACTCGCCAAAAGAGTCGTACATAAAATCTAAAACGTCTTCTTTTCTATCCACATACAGGCTTTCAGCTAAATCGGGATTTTTTCCAGCCCCACCATTGCCAATACAAAGTTTGTTATCAAGTTTAATTGTATTTAGGTCTTGCTGCGCCGTATTGATTACAGCAAGCTTTCTATAGCCAAGCTGCCCAAAGGATTCTGCTATTCTCGAGCCTCCTTGTCCAGCCCCTATAAAGGCAAAGTTAAATGCCACATGGCAATCATCTTTTACTTTATCTTCTACCTCTTGTTCGATTTCTGGCGTTGGAATCGGTATGTCAGGCATAGAAATATCTACGCTTGGCTCAGGATTCATGTATGAAGACAAATCGTCTATAGGCAAATCTTTTGAGTTGTCTGATTTATTTTCGTTATCCATTTTAATGTTTTTCCATTGTCTTAAATGGCTGCGGGGCAATCTTTAAAAAGTCAGGACGCCCATCGTTATACTTAGGGTAAATCCTTATTCTAAAGGGGAACTCTTTCTTAGCCGCCTCCCTTTCTTTCTCGTCGCCATTTTCCTTTTCGGCTTTTGGTTCATGCTCAATTGGAAGCTTCTTAAGCTCTTCTCCAGAAGGCATTGGAAGTTTGGGGTCAAGTGCCCACATGATTTTGTGTTTCTCGCAGTACTCCTGCATCCTACGAACAGGTACAATAAGGTTAAACCCTTCCCCTGCGCCACGGACCAGCATCCCAATATATTTCGCGTCAGATTTTAAATATACTCCTCCACCACTAGACCCCGGAAATGCTGTGCAAGTTGTCTGGTCGAAGATACGTTTGTTTATCTGTTTCAGAATTCTTCCGTGTTGCGAGTAGATTCCATCAGTCATACTGTTCGCCCCTGCGGAACCCAGCAGTGAGCCCACATGCAGTAAGTCTGTTCCTAATTTGGGGATACTGTCTTCAAGGTGAAAAGTCACTGTATCATTAACAAAATTGAATTTACGAATGCGTAGAAGTGCTAAATCATGACCATCTTTTGCGTCACTATATTTTAATACTTCTGCGTCCATTTGAAGGCGACCCACGGTACGCCCACCCTGCCTAATCTCCTTCATTACCATAGGGTCTTTGAACTCAACGATGGTTTTTGATTTTCCGTCTACCACCGTCTCCCTAGTCTTGCGAAGATTATCGATTACATGCCCTGCAGTCCAAACGAAATTAACCTGATTACCTTTTTCGTCTTTGCGAGTGAAAATAACTCCTGACCCTTCACCATTTGAGAAATCCCCTTCGGATCGAATTGTAACAGAGACATTCTGCAAATGATCTGCTGTGCTTAGTTTTTCGGCACTTAAGCTAGAAAATGCGAGAAAAATAGAAAAAAACGTAGAAGTGAGTATGGTTTTCATAATACTTATTATAGTAATATAATTTACACATCTCCAAAAAATAGTGAAAAACTAATAAATACTTAAAAAACCATTAAATTAACCATCTTTAATTTTTCTTTTTTGAGTTTGTTGGAAATCCTTAGTAAGTAGGAAGTCGCTATCACATTTTTTGCATTTATACACGGGCTTATCTTCAGCCCCGTGAATGCGGCTGTATATCAACTTGTTGTCTGCTGATGGTGAGCAGTATGGGCACTCGTAATAGTGTGGCATCCTTTTTCGTGCCTATCATTACACTATTTTAGCCCAGTATAGTCAGAAGATGATCTTATTTTGAGTCCAAGCCCGTCTGACATTTCAATATTAAGCTCTCTGCATGTCTTAGCCTCGGGTATTTCTTCTTGCTTTCTGTCTCCCCCGTTCGCAAAAATATGCGGAATACATAGCCGCAAAGACTTACATACAGAAAGATCAGTATCAATAGAAATAAAAGCTTCATCTACGCACCTTAGTGATTTTACAATTTTTA